ACTTGTTGAGCAAGTGATAGTGTAAATTTTTTATACATATCAATCGCATGTTGATCTGGTATCCAATAAAAGGGGTACCACAGGATTTTTCCAAGCCTTGTTGTTGCGGGTTCAATACTCAATGGTAGTATTGAATACACAGAAATACGCCCCTCCTTGATTCTTATATAGATAGCATATATATATACAAGGGGTGCAAAAAAAGGTAATAGTCCATAAATAAAGTATAATACGCGATAGGATGGTATGCGACCAATTGCTAAATTTGCTGAAAGACTTCCTGATATAATACAAAGTACAGTTACGAATAGACCAAAAAACACTTGCGTAGCTGTTGATATCATAATTGAAATACTGGATTTGACATCAACTTTCTTTTCTTTAATTTTCTTCTGTCTAGTAGCTTGTTGTGCTATCTGGGATTTAAGTTGACTAGTAGGAATGGAATGTGCATATTTAAAAACCCAGTTTATGTAATTTATAATATTTGTATCAACAACGATTGATGATATACTACTATTAATATGTATCATCTCTTGTACAAAATCTATTGTACTGGCGGTAGCTTGATTCTTATTAAACCATTTTGTCTCTGTTCTTGCTAATTCTAATAAGCCAGCTTCTTTATCCGATGTAAATAGAGGATGTTTAGCATCAACTAAAGATGTTACAATCGCAGGTATAACTAAAATAGTATTATAGAATATAGCCTTGGGTAAATTTGTATCATAAAGTCTTCTAATTTCTGCATACGAAGCATCCGCATGTCCAGTTATTTCATTTATATATGCGTTAGGATTATTTCGTAACCATGAATATGAAGATTGAATAATCTTCATAATAGAAGAACCAGTTTCGGGAGTTAGTTTATTATTCTGTATATCAGCTGATACAGTTGCTTGTACTATAGCTAAAGTATCTTGATATTTAGTACGGGCAGCACGAATATCATCATATTCTTCTTTTGTTGGTTGCCTACGAAATGCAGTAAGCATATCCCTCTATTGACTATATATGAGATTGAATCCATCATATTTCACGACTAAAGATAAAAATAATAGTATAATAGATGGGAAGAGTAAGGCACCAAACAAGAAAAAGAAATTCTTTTTTATATGAAATTGCGATTCCTTCTTATAAAAGGCCCGAGACCCTTCGTGACAAAACCCTAACTATATTAAAAGCGTATAGAATACCGTCAAATAAAATAACGGTTTTTGTTGCAAATAAGGAACAAGAATCTATTTATCGCGATACACTTACTCCAGGGACATACGGTAAAATCGTAGTTGGAATAAAAGGTATGGGGGCAATTCGTAATTTTATTACAGAATACTATCCTATTGGAACACTTATTGTCAATATTGATGATGATATTAAGGGATTTCTTCAATATGATGAATCAGAGTCTAGAAAGGAGAAACCTTTGACTAGTCTTCTTGCAGTTATAAAACAAGGATTCCATGAATGTCAAAAGGCGGGTGCTAGATTATGGGGGGTCTATCCTGTAGCAAATGGTTACTTTATGAAACCGAAAGTCAGTACTGATTTACGATATATTATTGGAAGCTTTTGGGGTTGTATAAATCCTGGAATAAAGGCTGTAAAAATAACATTAGATGATAAAGAAGACTATCAACGCAGTATTTTATATTATAAGGCTGACGGCGCTGTCGTACGATTGAATATGGTGGCTCCAATAAGTTCTTACTATAAAGAACCTGGTGGTATGCAGGAAGAAAGAACAAAGCAGCGAGTTGAAGAATCAGCGCGCTGGATAGTCAAAACATATCCCGAATTTGCTGTCTTAAATCCTGGAAAGAAAAGCGGATATATGGAAGTAAAGTTAAAAGATATGAGGAATAAGGAAGTCTCTGAATGAGAGTTGCATTATGCTTCTGGGGACTTTGTAGATCCCTGGAATATACAATTGAAAGTATTAAAACAAATATATTTAAAGTGTTTGAAGAAGCTAGTATAGACTATACTATATTCTTACATACATACACTCTTTATCACAGATATACAAATCTAAGAGCTGGTGAAAATAATATTTATTTGAATAATACTTCATGGGACTTATTAAATCCCAGTAAGTATATTATAGAAAATCAAGATGCTGTTGATAAAATGCTTGATTTAAAGAGATATCGTACAAAAGGCGATCCTTGGCAGAATGATAGCATTATTCCATTTTCTACCTTAGATAATCATATTCGTGCATTATGGTCTTTGAAACAAGTTACAAGTCTCTGGAATGAATCTGACTTTGATATTGTAATATATCTACGCCCTGATGTAAAATATGGCATACCGTTTGATATTAAATGGTTAGTTACAAAACCGAAAGAAATTAAAATTCCAGATTTTCATATTTATTATAATTGTAATGACAGATTTGCTTTGGGGCGTCCAAACAATATGAAACTATACGGAAATCGGTTTGACAGCGCATATTCATATTCTCTTCATATGCAATTACATTCTGAACGGTATCTTAATGCTATAATGAATTCAAAGGGTATCTATTTCAATAGAATACCTTTTATATTTAGAAGAATTCGTGCAAATGGAACTACATTTCCAGTAGATATGAATTTATAATGCATACTTGAGGCCACCATATCCAGACTCAACGACAAAGAAATTGATGTTTTCTGCAAATACTGTGATATCATAGACATAGGTGGGATTTAATGGAAGTGCCCAAGGATTTATATCCAATTGAAAGAGACGAATGCGACTTGCATTTACACTTCCACTCGGTTGTTCATCAGGACTTGTTAAACTGAAATTTATAATTGGTAAATGACGCGATTCTGGTTTACTTCCACCTTTTATGGTACGAAAAGGTAGAACTTTTGTAAAAAAACTTAGAGGCTTTTCTTCTTGTATTTCATTACCGTCTAGAAGTACACGAAGACTATTTATAATAAATTGTTGAGAATTTGGTATTATTAATCCACTACTCAGTAGATCATTTTGAATAAATGAAGCACCTGGCGTTGATGTCCATGGGGCTATATTTGGTATTACCCAATTTGTATAATTTGTATTTTGATTTTTATATGTATATGAATCAGATCTTCGTGGAACAAGTAATAATCTTGTAATAGGATTACTTATTTCTAAATCTAGTGTTGTCCGTGTGTAAATATTTTCATATCTTAGTGTCGTAACTTGATTTACTAAATATGTGAGAGGTGTTGCTGCAAATATTTTACGTTCAGAATCTGTTAAATATACATATGTGGCTTGTAGACGTGGATTGAAAAACCATGTATTGAGTGCAGGAGGTGTAAATCCAAAATCAGTTGCAAATGCTCTAAATTCGGTGTTTGCATCATAATGAGAAACATAACTCGGTTGGCCAATATCTATGTTTTTCTGTGAAGCATTTACACGATGTCCAGGACGAACACGATATCCTGAAGGATCAAGAACAGAATATAATTCTTGTATAGGCCGTAATGTAAGTTGTATCTCACATTCATGATACTGTAGAGCAACAAGAGGTAGCGATTTTGATTTTGATTCTGAAAACCATAGAGGAAGTGGAAGATAAATTGTCTGACCAGGGATACTGGGTCTATTCGTTTGCTGCGGCACATTGGGTTGTGGTATAACTGTGGGATATCCAACGTGTTGTTGACCTCCTGCATATGCGCCCTTGGATGGATCATTTAATTCAGGTGTATTTCCAATCAGATTGCTCCACTTCTCAAATGTAGCAGTATCAAAATCTGCGCGGGCCTTTGCTATCATATACTCACTATCAAATTCTTGGATCTTTGTTCCGCCAACAAAAAAAGCAAGATTATTTACAATATGTGCTCCTAAATACTGATTCCATTGAAATTCATATTGCCCTGTTCTGGTGTTCAAAGGTTGTATGAATTTACTATAAATATCAGGTATATCAAAGGCAAGAGTCATATCCGTTACTAAATCTGCAATTCTCGGAATTTTTGCTCGTAGACGAATCGGTTGATCAAAAAATAATTCATTTGGCCCATCTAGCGGAATAGTAGCATTTTCCATTGAAAAATGTGAATGCCGTTTGAATACTTTATAAAAATAAGTAAACTCTGGATTTCCATTTAGAATCACATTTTGGGATCCATAACTAACAAGTGCTAATAAACCGCCACCGGGCATCTCCTGTTTAGCACTTGATAGTTATATTCTATTTTTCACGATCCTCTATTTTGAATAATTCGTAGTCCACCAGGAATCCTCCAAATAAGGAGGGGAATCTTCAGAACTTACTTCTGTTTTCCTGCTCGGACCATCTGCAACTAAGCTTTGTATTTCTGTATATGACAGAGCATAACTGAAATATACAAGGCTACTGAAATTTCCTGTATATGTTCCAAATATATTAAGTTGTTCACCGTTTAATGAAGGTATTAAAGAAGGATTCAATACAATAGGTCTCTGGTTAAAAAGGTAGAGGTTTCCATAGTTTTGGTATAACATACCGTCCGTAACGGCCAATTTCTTGGTTAGATTTCCATTGATATACACCTCAATCGCATTGCTTCTGGCAGATACAACAACGTGTACCCACTTCTTTAGAGGAATGTTTTCAACGTCAACATAATTGTTCCACGTTGATGAAGTATTCATGTATACACGAAGGCAATTTATATTTGAATGTAAAAAGATACCAGGGCCTAGCAAAGGATAGGGGACTGGATGGCCCTTGTGTAAAATATGGAGAAGTCCTTGCTCTTGTCTGAAGCTTGAGGGATCTACCCAGAGAAAGAATGCATATGAGAATTCAGCACCAGTGCGCTCATTATCAGAAAGAGGCAAAAGTTTCTTATTTTTATTGCTCACCATGGAGTTTGGATCCTGTTCAAATTCACGTGGTTTATCTTGAGAATTTACTGTTACTGGTAAAACATCTACACGTGTTCCAGTAACTTGTCTAAAACTTGTGTATAACATTTCAAGCGATATAAGTATAATATATAGAACTGTAGGCAATAGTATCCCAAGTACTATCTGCGGAACTACACCAGTTCCTGCAATAAATGAAAGTGGTCCAGCTTGATTCATGGAGTTCATACCTATCTCTATCTTTAGAAAGACTTTATTTAGCAACTTATATTGCTCTAAAAGTATTTAACCTATGATATTTTGTTTCGGGTAACCGACGTTCAATGTTGACTTAGGATCAAAAAGGGCTGATATATATTCAAGGAGTGAGTATTGAGGCCCAGGTCCAGACATAAAGAGTCTCCATACTTGTTCGGGATTTAGTGCATAGTTGTATGCACTTGTATTACTTACAAATCCACCAAAACCCTTATAATCACATATTGACATCATTGTATTACTTTTATCTACGCGGAAGAATGAGGGTAGAATACAGCTTCTTGCTAACTTACCATCCATATATACATCACACGTCTTGTTATTTAGAACAACAGTCACTTGTACCCATTTCTGGAGGTCAATACCGTTTATGTCGCACGGTTTACTTATATCAAGTAAACTAGATCCTGATTGGAGTGTGCTATACAATGTTGTGAGACCACTGGTAGAGAGTTCACCACTATTTGCATCATCTGTCTTTACACGAACAGAAAGGGTATTCTTATAAGGTCCCAAGAATATTGTAAGAGTGGCAAATGATGTACCCGCAATTGTTAGAATATTCTTATTTTGTCCACGGTTAACAGAATAATCATTTACATATACCCATGTATTTACAGTATATTCGCCGCCAGATAAAGGTGCCGGAATAGTTCCTGTTGTATTTCCAACTGTAGCTGTATATGCAGATCCAGGAGATGCACTGACTATGTTTTGTAATACAATTTGACCAAGCATATCAGAAGACGCAAACAAGAATTGATATAAATAATAAAGAGCAACTAGAACAACAATGATAAAAATTACCTTTGATAAAGGTGAACTAGTTGCTGACTGTACTGCTTGCATAGCTCTCTCTCTGTTAAGCGTAAGGAGTTTTCCATATCTTTAACGGATCTGAAATCGGTTGTGTAGATGTACTAAAACATAAAATCCCACTCGGACATCCTAATCCTGTAAATATAGACTTTGAAGGCATATACGGCTCATGTCTTGTATCTGATGTCTTACTGAGCTCATTCTGTATTTCGTCAATATGGTATGCAACTGGAACAAGTTTTGGCAGAGCAAAGGAGCCATTCAATCGTTTATCACCCAGAATGAATTGTGATGAATTTATTGTCGGAAAGTATTTGGTGCGATCGCTACCTGCGACTTTTCCGTTATAATACACTGTAAATCGCCTACCTTCTCGTACAATTACGATATGTACCCAAGTCTGCTCTGGAAAATTATGAAGGTCAATATATTCAATTTCACTATCAGGATTTTGTGTAAGTACAGCAAGTCTTGTAGAAGATGTTCCACTCTTATTTCTAATTTGTAATTGTAGAGCATTGCCAAGTTGTAGAATACGCAGTGGTTCGTCTTGTCCAAGTGTCTGTGTCTTATTATTTATTTGTAGTCTTACATATACCATTAGTGTTCCACTTGGAGGAGAAAGAAATAGATCTCTTACGTTTGATGAATTTCCAATAGAAGGTTGACCAATTAAAGTGCCATGGCTCGGGGTTAAACTGACTAGGACCGATGGGCGAACATTTCTTAATATAATGATTGTTAGAAATAGACTAAATAGTACTATTACTAATGCAACTATCAAAATAGAGGATAGATTCATACTCTATTTTGTATCATATCTTTCTAAATTAATTATTTGATGTTTATTAGGATTTTTTTTCAATTAATTTATTAATATTAGATGCAACACAAGAATCTGATATATCCTTGAGAGTAAAACTAATTGGCGGACCATATTGTCTAAATTCACCAGGACTTAGTGGTCTTGCCCATAAACGTAAATTAGAAACACGTGCAGTATTTGATAATATGGAATTTAGAGGTGGTTGTATATTTCCTGTAATATTTAGAATGGAATCAGTAAATGCCTTGCTGCGTACTAATAATCCATTTATATACACTTCCAAAACCCTTGAACCAACAAAGACACCTAGGCTGAATGCCTTTCTTACAGGAACATTTGGAATACTAATAATCTGCAGAATTGTATTTTCAACTCTTGTGTTATTTGTCTGAACTGCCACAAACAGATCATTCGTTAAACGATCTAAATAAATACATAAATTGAATTTTGGATTTATTGTTAGAATCGTATCACCTTCTTGAAATGGTGCACCAGTTGTAAGAATATCTTGGCCTCTTGTAAAGAGTATACGAGGTCTATCTGTATTTGCTGTTGGGTTATCAATTTGAATATCAAGCATCATACTCCAATTTTGAACCAATGATCCTAGCGGTGTTTCCTTGTCTGATATTTTTGTTAAACTATCTGGGTTTTGCCAGTATATTTTAGAATCATCAGTACCGGGCAGACCTATTAAACCTTTATCTCCAGGTCTAACACGAAATATAGGTTTAATTGTAAAATGTATTATGACTAATATAAAAATAAGTATTATTATAAGTGTAACAAAGTAATATACATATTGAAGAACTCCAGAGTTTACTCCATTTTCCATAACATATGATGTATCATCTTGGTCAAACCAGCCACCACCTTTTTGTGCAGATGGCATATCCTATTTGACTAATCTGTTTTTTCTAGTCTTAAATCCATTCGTCTGAGAAAATCCAATACGTTTATAGTAGTCATTTGTTGGACCCTTCTTACAGTTTATAAGTTTTTCGCGAAGATAACATACAAAACTTATACGAGTGAATAGTTTCTCTTGGCCAAGGGTACCTGTCGTTTCACTGTTTGAGAATATTTGTGGTATTTTTTTATTATATTCCTTCTGCTCCTTTGTCTCGGTCATTTCTGTATTAGAATGCCATTCATGAACGTCCATCGCCAAAAAATCACCTGTTCGTACATTAAATCCAACACCAAATCTGGGGAAGCATGTAGATCCTCCACTGTACTGGCCATATTCTAGAACAGTCAGATTTCCAAAACCCTCTTTAAAATCGCCATCATCTTTATGAAGAGCTGTTCTGAAATTACGATTTAATGTAACACTGCTGAAAGCAGTATCATCAATTTGATAGTTTGGCTGTGATTTTGCACGGTCGTATTGTTTTTTGTGATTCTCTGGAATCAGAGTCTTGAAACATTTGTCAATTTCTTGTAAGAAAGGTATTCCTTGCTTGAACTGTGCAAAATATTTCTGCGTATAGGATGTCAGACGACAAGGTAGGCCCATAAATGGTGTCTGTTCAAAATATCCGAGAACACTGCTGAATACATTGTTATTTACACGCATCTTACCCTTACCAGCATCCAGAGCACTCCAGCCTTTTATATCAATTGGCTTTCTCTTTTTCCAATATGCACTATTTACCTGAATTGGCCCTGCAGCAGCTCCACGATTTCTGGAAGGGGCTGCAGTCTTATAGAAGGCTTCCCAACCGAGTTTTAAAAGATCTTTTGGAATTACATTCTTACGGAAACGTGCAAGTAGTCGTTTACCATTTGAGGTCTCTTCATAGACATCAACATCTTCGTCATAGATTGTTATATCTTTATCTGTAAAATAAGTTCCCTCTTTTGCCTTAATCTGATCATCAGTCATAACTGGTTTCAAAATAATTTCTTTTGCCTTAATGTGTATTTCTTCTGTAGGTTTTTCTGGAACTTGGAGAAATGGTAGCATTTCCTGCACATCCCTTGTTCTATTTTTGCGTGTAGAGCTCATCCTATTCTTTCTTGCTGAAAATATAGTACAATCCTCCTGCAACGGCTGCCACGGCTAGTACAATTCCAGTGTTACGAAGGGCATCTTTGAATTGTATTGCGTCAATATCTTCTGGAGTCCATACAGGACTACGTCCCAAATCACCAAGTGAATGATAGAATCCAATTGCCTCTAGTTCAGTAACTTCCTTCTTTCCAAGATCCTTATTTACAAGATTATGGATTTTCACTGTCCAGCGAAATAGATCTTCATTTGTATCAAGATTAGGACTTACGGGATTATTCTTCAAATGTTCTGCATAATGTAAACGACATACAGGGCAAGGAATAAGATGTACAAGGCTTTCAAAGAATTCTTTTGCGGCTCTCTTTTCTGCATATGTGGGTGATTTAGGATATCCAAGCGCTGTAATATGCATGGTATGCCAGAAAAAAGGTCCCCATGTTGATGGTGGAATACGACCGGGCATTCTTCTATAGTATTATCTAAACTAGTAATATATATAAGAAGACTTCTTTTTAACGTGATCTATACAGCAGATATAAAGTAACATTTTGATACTATATAGATTATGAGTTCGTACACCAGAACTCAAAAACATATTATAAATTGTACAAATTGTGGAGAAAATGGTCATCATTTTCGTATATGTAGCGAACCAGTATATAGTTATGGAATTATAGCATTTCGTAACAAAGATAAGAGTTGGAATCAAGCCGAAAATATTATTAAAAATGATGCGGACTACAATGGGATTACTATGGATAATATTGAAGTGTTGATGATTCAGCGCCGTGATAGTATTGGATTTATTGAATTGTTACGGGCGAAATATAAGCTTAGTGAGATTGATTATATTAAAGAACAAATTTCAGGAACTACAAAAGAAGAACGTAACAAATTATTGACACAGTCATTTGAAGATCTATGGGTAGGATTATGGGGAAAAACAACCTTTGAGACAAAGCAGTATAAACAAGAATATGATCAAGCGAAATTTAAGTTTGAAACACTTAAAGAAGGATATGATCTGAATGGGGAAAATATATCCTTGATTTCCTTGATAAATACAATACCGGTTTTATGGGATACACCAGAATGGGGATTTCCTAAAGGGCGCCGAAATATTCTTGAGAAGGATTTACAATGTGCGAAACGTGAATTTAATGAAGAGACTGGTTTGCAAGACAGTGATTATATCATTATTAAAAATATAGAACCAATTCATGAAAGTTTTAATGGGAATAATAATATTCATTATTGTCATGTATATTATTTGGCATGGATAAATGAAAATGTAACTGTGAATTTTAAGAAAGACGATGAACAAATGGTGAAGGAAATAGGTGATATTCAATGGTTTTCATCAGATACAGCATTAAGACATATCCGAACGACAAATATAAATAAAAGGGAAATTCTTTTAAGGGCGCTTTCAATAGTGCAAAATATAAGTATTCTTATCTATGACAAAGCGTCAGTAGTAAAGGAAAATGAAGGAGAGTGTAATAATAGGAGCGACTATGAACAATTTAGAAATAGAGAATTTAGATACACCACAGAGTCAAGAAGAGAATCAACGGCGATTAGTTCAGAACCCGCCACAAGCACAG